ATTCTGACTTTACTGTAATCACATCATTTGCAAGAACTCCAGACAACAGATTACTTGTTATTGATATGACTAGAGCAAAATTAGAAGGTCCAGACATTATTCCAGCGATAAAACGCGCAATGGATAAAAATAAGCTAAAATATGTAGGTATAGAACGCCAAGGTTTTCAAACCACGATAATCCAGATGGCGCAACGAGCTGGTATTCGTGTGAAAAATCTAAAGACGGATAAAGACAAAGTTACACGCGCACTTCCTTTATCTGCTCGCATGGAAGCGGGTGATGTATATTTATTACGAGATACACATTGGCTACCAGAGGTGGAGAGAGAAATTATGACCTTTCCTGCTGGAGCTCATGATGATATTATTGACACCCTAGCCTACGGCGTACAAATGTTGCAAGAACAAAGAAGCTGGAGCGCGTATTAATGGCTGAAGAGAAGTCAAGATTTTCAAAAGCGTTAGATTGGTTGAATGCACCAACTGACGCAAGAATTAGAAGAGAAGCAAATCAAAAAGGTTTAATTGTAAACCAATCAGAGTATTCATATCTTAATCAAGCAGTTATGGGTTACAACACCCAATCTGGTTATTTTGACCACAAAACATTAGCAGAACTAGGTGACGGAACTGGAAACTCTGCTGTTATCGCATGTCTCAATGTATTGGCTACTGCATTTGCAGAACCGGGACTTTTAGTTGCTACTAGAAATAATGAAGGTGATTATGCACAAGATATGAATCACGAATTAGCAAAACTATTCAGAAGACCTAATCCTTATATGACACAACAGTTGTTAGCAAACTATATTGTTACAGCTTTAAATGCAAACGAGACGCTTTTATCTATAAAAACAGAAATGCTAGAGGCGTAGTTGTTGAGCTAGTCCCTCTTATGCCTCACTTGGTTGAAGCAAAAGGAAATGAGAACGAACTTATAACTCATTACCAGTATCAACCACAAGGCGGTGTACAGGGGGAAGATTCTGTACGCATAGAAAAAGCAGATATGGTTCACTTACGCCAAAATGTTGACCCTAGTAACATGAGGCGTGGTCTTGCTCCACTTAGAGGCGTTCTAAGAGAGATAGCAGGAGACGAAGCAGCAGGACAATACACTGCGGCTTTATTACATAACATGGCGGTACCCGGAGTAATTCTCTCACCAAGAGATGACGCTATGGGTGGCCCAACGAGAGAAGAAGCTGAAGCTATTGCAGATATGTATAAGCAAAAGTTTGGTGGTAAGAACAGAGGTGCGCCTATGGTCTTATCCGGTGCTATGAATGTTGAAATAGTATCTTTCTCTCCAGACCAAATGAAGTTAGCTGAATTAAGAAGAATCCCAGAAGAAAGAGTGTCAGCAGTTCTTGGCGTTCCAGCAGTGCTCGCCGGCCTCGGAGCTGGATTGGATTCGGCGACTTATTCAAATACAAAAGAACTTAGAGAGTTCTTTACAGAGTCAAAAATGGTCCCTATGTGGAACATGGTTGCGCAAGAACTGACTCATCAATTGTTACGACCAGAGTTCGGCTGAAATGATAATCAATACGCAGAGTTTGATATCGGTAATGTTAGAGCACTAGCTGATGACAAAGACAATCTCTATAAACGCATGAATACTGCTGTTCAAGGAGGTTGGGTAACAATTGGCGAAGCAAGAAAAGTAGTTGGTTTAGAGGCTGATGAAAGACATGATGTTTATCTAAGGCCACTTAACATGATTCAAGTTACAGAAGATGGTTCTCCACTTCTAAATGACCAACCTACTAATGAACCTGCACCGGCAAATAACAATGATGATGAAGAACCTGCAACTGAAACTGACGAGAGTAAGTTAACTACTATTGATTTACCGCCAGAAGTAGAAAGAGAAGATGTTGTTAAACCAACACCTACTTATCTCAATGAAGAAAAATATATTGCAGAAATGCCTAACGGTGCTTTCTGTGTTATAAGCCACGAAGATGGTGAAATAATAAAATGCTTTGATACAAGAGCAGAAGCAGAAAACTTTTTAAATAATAAAAAAGAACCAGCTGCTTTGATGAAAGATACTTACACAACTATTGAAGAAGCACAAGAGAGAGCTAAAGAATTAGGTTGTGAAGGTACACATTACATTGAAGTAGACGGAGATAAATTTTATATGGCTTGCGCTACACATCAAGATTATTTAGACGCAGTCTACAAACCTAAAAAAAGACGGAGATATAGAAGAACTTAAAGTATCTCTAGAAGAAGCAGAAGTAATGTACGAAAAAGGTGATAAATTACACAGTCCAGAAGAAAAAGCACCTAGCAAAACAAACTTTCCTAGAAGTGGAGATAATCAAAAAATAAGTTTATCTAACTCTCAACACCCACAATTTCCAAGCTACGCTTATGTTAAAGATTTAAAAGAGAACTGGCCAGAGATTTGGAGGAGAGCTGGAACGGGCGGTAATCCTCCAACATCATTTACTGGTAATGACGCTTTTAATAAATGGACAGCATATAAAGGTGGAGATAGAAGCGAATCAGTTCTTAACTGGGTTAAGAGAAGAGAACGCTTTATGAATCGTCATAAGAAAAATAATAGACTTAACGGCATTATTGCAGTTATGAAGTGGGGTGGAGTAACAGCTGGTGGAGTTTCACAAATGAAGTCTGTTGTAAATGAATATAAAAAAGTTATTAGAGAGAGAAGAAAAAAATCTCTTGATATAGCAGAGGAATATTTATTAAAAGCAATATCTGACCAAGCTAGAGCAGGTCTTACTAGAAAAGTAGAAGACCATAATAAAAATAATCCTACTCATAGAGCAACACTTCGTATGCTAATTGCGGTATATAACAGAGGAATAGGTGCTTATAGAACTAATCCGGGTTCAGTAAGAGGTAATGTGAGTTCAGCAGAGCAATGGGCAATGGCTAGAGTTAATGGCTTTTTAAGAGCATTGAGAACAGGTAAGTTCAGAAGAAAACCTTATGACCAAGACTTGTTGCCTAGCTCACATCCATTGTCATCAAAAAAATCTGGTAACAAAGCAGAATCAGTAAGAGTAGGTCAAGCTGTAAGCTGGTCAATCAACAAAGAACCAGACCCACCTTCAGTTGTGCATGGTATTGTAACATCAGTAAATGATGATGAAGCCACAATGGAAGTATGGGCTAGATTAGAAAATGGCGACCATAAAAAGACTGATAGAAAAGTCACTATGCCAATTTCAAAGCTAAGAATAATATCAGACTTTAGACAATAAAAAACTAAAATCCGCAATCGTATCATATAATAGTTAAAACGCACATCTGAATAATCTATTGTACAATTTAAGATTGAAGGATGTATGAATAACGAATCTAAAAATATCGACATAGAGTTAAAAGATGACTCTGGTCAAGTAGAAGCAGTTTTCAGTATATTCAATTCCCTTGACAGTGATGGGGATGTTGTTATGCCGGGAGCTGTCAAATCGGGTTTTAAAAATAACCAAGTTCCAATGGTATGGTCTCACAAATGGGATATGCCTATTGGAAAAGGAACAATTGCTCAAGATGATGATAAAGCAGTGTTCAAAGGTGAGTTCTTTATGGACACCGAGTCTGGTAAAGAAGCTTACAATTTAGTTAAAAATATGGGCGATATGCAACAATGGTCATTCGGCTATAAAGTTAACGATTCAGATTTTGGTAAGGCGAAAGATAAAAGCGGAGAAGATACAAACGCTAGATATCTAAAAGACCTTACTGTTTACGAAGTCTCTCCAGTACTTGTTGGAGCAAACCAAGACACATACACATTAGCAATTAAATCTAATACTGAATTATTAAAAGAAATTGCAGATGTTAAAGGTGATGAAAAAGAAGAACAATCATCTGGATGTGGCGCAAATTGTGGTTGTA